CATCAAATAATGTATCTAACCAAAACGTGTTACAAATGATGAGTAAAACACGTAAGAAAATCGCAATCGTCATGGATGAGATAGATGGAATGAATAACGGCGATAAGGGCGGTATTACATCATTAATAAAATTAATACGACAAAAGAAAACTAAAAAACAGAAAATGGAGAACATGACATTGAATCCCATTATTTGTATAGGAAATTATTACGTTGATAAAAAAATAAAAGAATTAATGAAGGTATGTAATGTATTTGAATTGAAACAACCAACACCAATACAAATAGGTAATTTACTTGAAAATCTACAACCATGTATTAAAAAATCATTGATACCGTCATTATTATCATATATACAAGGTGATATGCGAAAATTAATGTTTATTCAGAACATTAATAATAAAAAACCAGAATTAATGAATATTGATACCATTACAAATATATTTCATAATAAATCGTATAATGAAGATGCTAAAACAATTACAAAAATATTGTTGAATAAACCAATCGTAATGGAACAACATAATGTCTTTATGAATGAAACTGACCGAACTATTGTTGCACTCTTATGGCATGAAAATGTAATTGATGTTATTGAAAAAATATCACAAGATAAATCTATTCCATTTTATTTGAAATTGTTAGAGAATATTTGTTTTGCGGATTATACGGATAGAATTACATTTCAAAACCAAATATGGCAATTTAATGAGATGTCATCATTAATAAAAACGTTTCATAATAACAAAATATATCATGACACTTTTCCTGATAATAAAACAAAAATTAGCGATGTGCGATTCACCAAAGTATTGACTAAATATTCGACAGAATATAATAATCAACTTTTTATTTATAATTTGAGCCAAAGCTTGGCAATGGATAAAAAAGATTTGGTCGCATTTTTTCAAGAACTAAGATTATTTTATGGAAATGATTTTTATAATGATTCTGAAAAAATGGTACAAGTTGAGAAAATATTTGAGAACTATGATATCAATAAATTAGATATAAAACGAATGTATAGATATTTAGACAAAAATGTTAAAAAGGATGCAGTGAATGAGGATGAAATTATAGAAGACGATGAAGATATATAATATTGTGATGCAATATTATTTAACCAAAAACCACATATGGATTTTGTTGAAATTTAACATGTTTTTCAACATGTTCTGTATTGGTTGATTTTTTTAGTTTTTCAATAGTTAGTTTTTGTGATTCAATTGTAACTTTATGTCGTTGCAATTCATTGTACATACTGTTATATTTTTCCTTCAATTCATTGTTCTCCTTTTCTAATTCGCTAGTATTTGAAAAAGGTTGTGCAAACGGAGATGGTTGTGCAAATGGCGGTGGTTGTGCAAACGGAGACTGGGTTGGCATAAATGGAGAACTATTGACGTTTTTACTCATTTCTAATTTTTTAATATATTCACCCATTGAATTAATTTGCTGCTGTTGTTGTTGAATCATATTTATAACATCTTGTGAAGACAATGCTACCGGTTCTTTTCCAGGTTGTTGTAACATAATTGGTCCATTTGCATTATGTTGCTGCATCATTTTAGCTCGTTCTTCGTCAATTTCTTTGATTTGTTTCAAAACATCCGGTTTCATTTTAGGAAGTCCCGGTTCATATTTAGCCAATAATTTATCGATGTCTTTCATGAAAAATTTTTTGATATGTTCTTCATCCTTGAATTTGATAAACATATCCACAGTTTTAGGCGATTCTTTGAAAACATCTGGATGAGGATTTTTTAACAATTCTCGTTTATCAAATGTATTATGCTCATGTGAAAATACTAGAATGGTTTTCATCGGGTCTAATTGGACAAATGGTACAGTATAATTTTTCAAAAAAGCTTTTTCTTCTGCTAACGCTGCGTGGTTTTCATATTGTGTGTGATGCAATAATTCTCTTTTAAATGCAAATGTTCCAGCAGTAGCATGATTTGGACCATACGGACCACTTTGGTACATTTTTTTGATATGTTTGAAATAAATATACATTTCACTTGAACCAGCACAAAGAGCAGAAGGATTTGATGTTAAACGTTCAACTGCATGTGAAATACGTTCAGGTGGATAATAATCATCATCATCCATATATACAATAATCGAACCAGTTGATTGTTTATGCATATAATTACGTTTTTCCCCGAGTGACATTTTTTTGTCAAGACTGAAATACTTAATTTGAGGAATGTTTGCATTTTCTATTAAATCCGCGATTTTATCTGTTCCATCATCTACAATAATCCACTCAATACGGTCTTTTGGATAATTTTGATTTCGAAAACATTCAAGCATAATAGGTATAAATGGACGTCTGTTAAAAGTTGGTGTACATACACTTACAAGCGGTGTTTTCTTTTTCTTTTTATCAACCATTTTGAATATAAATATATAAAATACGAATTGTTTATATATTTTTATGTAGATTGATTTGTTGTAATTAATCTAATTTTGTTATTTCGTTTCTTCTAATAGCTTTCTTATTTTACTTCCATATGCATATCCAGAAATACAAAAAATAATAATTGCGTTTATACCAGAGAAAAAACCTTTGTTGATTTTGGATTTAACTTTTATTAAATATATAATTAAACCTATAAAAAGGAACATAATAACTATAAATTCATATAAACATTTATATATTATTTCTAATAAAAATTTTAATATTGCTACCCACCCTTCTAATGTATTTGGAGGACAATCATACTTACCAATACCTTGTATACATTGATGTAAATAATCATGAATCATTTGTATGGTTATCTTGGTTGTTGCATTTGAATAAATAAATATTGCAAAAAACGAATGGATAATGATATAGCCTAATAGAAATATTCCAGCTATACTTATATTAATCAATGTAAATATTAATTTGACTAATCCACCAAATATTGTTGAAACGGGGGCAGTAATTAAATTAAAGATGTTTGATGCAGTACTTAATACACCACTTGGAAAAAAAGACATTAACATACTAAATAATATTATAGCATAAAACATACCGGTTAAACTTGGAATTACATTTGCAGAACCACCAATATAACCAAAGAAAGCATTCTTTATTTTTGGCGAATATTTACATATCATGAAGGACATAATAAGAATCATTAATAAAAACAATATCATGCAATTCAATAAAACATTAAATGGCTCAAATTTCTTACCAAGGTCGACCGCCATTGGTATATAGTGTAATACGAATTTAGAAAACAATGCAGTTGGTAGATACAAATAATAGAAGAAAAATCGTAACATAGGTAAAAATGATTCAATAGAATCTAATTCTATTTTAGTATTTATTTTTGCGCCACCTTGCTTGTAAATTGTAATAAAAAACCAATTATAAGTTACCCATAATGCTATTGGTATAGATAATATATAATAGACTTGTTTTTTTATAACATTGATATCATTTTTTCTTGATTTTGCATTTTTATCTCCCAAATCATACATAGCGGTCACAATTTTCAATACGATTTTATCTATCTTGCCAAATATTTTCTTATTTATATTATCAATGAAAGAACGGATTTTTCTAAAAATATTGGATATGGCGTTTTTTTTGCATTTTTTATTACTTAATTCTTCTTTAAAACCTTCTTTTGTTTCATTCTCTGTTAAGTTCTCAGTAATATCTTCAAAATTATCTTTGTTTTCTTCTGTTTTTTCACTTTTCGTTTTTTCATTTTTCGTGTTTTCACTTTTCGTTTTTTCATTTTTCGTTTTTTCATTTTTCGTTTTTTCACTTTTCGTTTTTTCACTTTTCGTTTTTTCACTTTTCGTTTTTTCATTTTTTATTTCTTCTGTTGGTTCTTCGTAAATGTTATCTAATTCCTCGATATTTTTGTAATTTGTATGTTTTTTTTTCTTATTTATTTTTTTGATTTTTTGAATAATAATTTCAGTTTCATTATTTTCATCATTATTAACCGGATTTTCGGAAATTGTTTCTAGGTTCTCAACTATATTATTATTATCTTTACTAAATGTTTTTGTTTTCCATTTTGTTTCATTGTGTTCCATTATATTCTATTATATAATTATTTATATAATAGTATTTGATAAAAAACAAAATTATCTGGCATATAACATACCGCAATTTCCTCCAATAAAAGAAAGAATATTATAGCGTTCTTCATATAAAGTCATATTAAAATTGTATTCATATAACCGCCAATTTTGTTTACTAATACCGATTGCATTTCCATTTTGGTCGCAAATCACACCAAAGGTAGAATTAACTGAATCGATATTCGGAACATAGGTTGTTAATTCTAATTCTATGTTCTTGAATTTACTTAAATTAATTGCCCCCGATGGTTGGTATTCAAATGGACTCGTATTTAAACAAAAGTTATAACAATATATTCCTTCTTTTGCGAAACCGGCGGTTCTCGTATATTTTTCAATATAATCATACACTCCACGTGTCAATATATTTTCTCTGTAATCACCATTTAGCAATATACCCATTGTTTCTAATATTTCTTTGCGATTTCCTGCATAGAAATCGCCTGTATAAAAAAATCCTGTATTTGTTCCATCTGGATTATATAATGGACCAATTTCGATTACATCATCACCAATTGCATCATCAGGTGCTTCTGTAATATCAGATGGAATTGATTTGTATGGCCAATTTGTATAATTACTCCATTCATTTCTCATATTGACATCATTTCTTTGTAAAAACCACATCCAATTTGCAACCATACCATTTGACATGAGTTTTACTTTTTTAGAACCCGTTATATTTTCAAATTTGTATTCAAATACATCTTTTACTAAATATACTTGTTCTTCTTGGGCAAATAATTGCCTTTCTTCCTTTGATAAAAAGCAGTAGGTAGCTAATAAATGTACGTCAGCATTCCATGTATTTATTTTATTCTCATATTTTTCAGGTGAAATATTCACAGCTGGTGGTGTTTGCAAATAACGATACATTTGGAACTGTTGACGGTTAAAATCCGGTTGGATATATGGTAAATTATTTTCCACGTCGAATACATCACGAACTTGAAATAATTCTTGTATAGGACGTAATGTAACTGATACAGATAATTCATTATATTGTAGTGAAACAAGTGGAAATGCACAACGACTATCCAATGTAAACCAAGTATTAATGGGTATATATATATTTCTACCGCGAATAGATGGCTCTGAACCTGCGGCAGCCCCCGTATAATATGCTGATGGATATGTATTCGTACGTCCATATGCGTTTGCAGGGTCGTTCATTTCTGGAATATTACCACTCATTGCATTGAATAAATGTTTCTTTTCTGCGGTAAAATCGCGGTCAACCATTGCGGCTAAATATTGGCCCGTATAT